GACTGCACGATACCTGCCAACTACTAGGTGATCACAGAAGCCGGACCGCCGTCCATAGTTCGCGATCTGAGAGATAAGTGGGGAATACAGGAGCCAAATATTCAACTCCATCCAATCCTCTATCTGGGAACCAATTAACAAACATCTCCCAAAACTCAAAATGTACCATATAAGGTAGAATATCATGAATATTCGCCCATTCCCCAACTCGTGCCAAATCGAGAATACATTCACGTGGGTTTTGCACAGCGCCAAGGGGATGCTCCAATCTATAATGTAAGAGAGTATAACACGCTCCCGGATCAATTAAGTTAATTAAATGTTTTGTTCGAAACACACGTAATACCCCAGCAGGTATCGTATATCGCACACCTGGACCCCAACCAGCAAATCGTCTAGCTAATTCCATACAAACATTCCTATGATGAGCAGGGTTTCGAAGACGAAGAGCTAGAGTATGCCATCTCCGTAACATAACAAAAATACTTCGACATAATTCATTCATCCCATTCAAATCCAGAAGATCATTTGGTTCATAGATTCTATCAAAACTAACCGAATCATAACTGCTAACACGCGTCTGTAAATCGCGCATAACTCTACCTAGCTCATTTAACCCATAATGGAGATCAGGCATGCCGTAAAAGAATTGAGTAAAGAATCGAGATGCACTAACACAACGACCATTGCCATGCCATGAAAATTGCATATTTTCAACATATGGATCAATATACGCGCCTCGATGAACGACGTTAACACCCGCATGACGAACAATTTGCTGCAATGTACCTCCTAAACCAACAATAAAACCACAATCAACCAAGCGCTGATTCAATGACTGTACTCTCAAATTCACAGTCGCCCACTCGACCCCATGCATATTATTATTATACTCATCAAGCGCTCCTGGAACTACAGGTTGAACCCCATGATGACGCACTCTAGCTGCATTCATAGCCGCTTCAATGTTATTCCGAGCATCATCAGCAAATTGAGGATTGTAATGCCTACCAGGTAATCTATAAGGATCGAATTCGGCCTGACATTCTAATACAACACCCTCAATTAAATTAAAAGCTTCTCGGAAATTAGGCAGATTATCAACCGTAATAACTCCATCCTGAAAAGCACCAACCTGTGCCCCTAACTGATTATAGGCATCTAAAAAACGTGCAGATAGGGCATCTAACCTAACCAAATTCTCTCGTAAATTAAAGGGTTGAACATCCCTAGGAGCAGGACCAACAGCAGCAGGAGCGGGAGCAGGCGGTGGAGCTTCTTCTTGACGTGGGGGCTGCGGTGCGGGTGGCTGTCCTTCACCCTCAGCTTGAGCTCGTGCCAAACCCTGTAAGTGCTCAATATGATCCTCACCCAATTGACCATCAGCAGGAGCAGGAGGAGGTGGAGGCAATGCAGGAGCAGGAGGAGCCTCAGGAACAGCTGCAGGAGCTTCAGCGAAGTCGCCAACATTTAATTCAGCCCGATGAACCAATCGATCGGCGCCTCCATCACGATACATACCCTCAGCATACTCGCGATTTGCACCTACACGACGAAACGCATCCTTCAACTCTGCTGCAGTTCGCACCACATAATTCTCAGGTCGAGGAATAAATTGCCAACGAGATCCAAGCTCTAATATCGCTTCAACTTGACCGACACAAGGCGCACCAAGATAAGCGACATAATGATGTACAACCCGAACGGCGTCACCTAAATTCAAATACCACTGTAAGAACTCATCAACATTTCCTACGGGAACAACTTCAACTCCACGTTGGCGAAAGAACTCACATTCAATGACACCTATATCAGCCGGAACGAAACAGTAGAAGTGGTTTAATGCTCCAAAAATCCATCCCTCGGGTAGAGAGTAATTCCATAAATCACTAATATTTATACAATGCCTTCCTCTAATTAAACACATAAAATGCGCGCCATCATTTGTTTGAACTACTGCTTGAATTGATCCACTTATGTTCAGGCCCTCTGTCTGTATATCACCCATCTCGGTTAATGTC